TTTGGATTACGTGATAATGCAAACGGTGCTAAGTTACAGATTGGTAAGGCAGCAACTTCTACTACACCAACAATAGACTTTAGATCATCTGGTCTTGCAGCTGACTATGATGTACAGTTTATTATCTCAGGTGGTAATGGCACTAACGGTAATGGAACAATTAGAATTAACACTGGTGATATTACCGTCAATGGTAATACCATGTGGCATGCAGGAAACGATGGATCAACATCTCAGCTAGACGCTCACTACTTAGATGGTTACACACAGTCAACTTCTGCTACTGCTAATACAATCGCACGTAGAGATGCATCAGGACACTTAACAGTTAATGACTTAACAGCTGACCAAGGTATCTTTGGAAACAGCGGTGCGGGAACATTAAGTCTTGCAGATGGTAATGGTATTACTCTTGGTAAATCTACTACAAATACATTAGCAATTCAAGGTAAGGCATCATCAACAGAAGGTTATGTAAGATTTGGTAATGACTCCAAATACTTTGGATACGATGCAACTTACCTATACTATGGAACTAGTGGCAGCAATACCACAATGGTATGGAGAGGTGAGAATGTAGGTATTGGTAATAAGGCAAATAATCCATCCACACTACTTCACCTTTATAGTGATAGTGGATCAACTGCTGAACTTAGAATTACCGCAGGAACTAGTGGCACTAACAGTGGTGCTGATCCTCAGATCAGAATGACTGGTCAAGGAAATAGCACTGGCGAAGGTTTCTTACTACGTTATGATAACAGTGTTGGGGATGTTTACTTTGATCAGGTATGGACTGGTCTTGGTAGTTCTTCTGCTGCAATGCGTTTCAGAGTCGATACTGCAGGAACACCTATTGAAGGTATGCATCTTAGAGGAGATGGTGGTGTAACTATCAAAGAGACACTAAGAGCTGAGAAACAAATCATATCTAGTATTGCACAAGGTTCTGCACCATTTGCAGTTACATCAAATACAGTTGTATCTAACTTGAATGCAGATTTACTTGATGGATATCAAGCAACTAACTTACCATATCTAAAAGGAACTGTTAACGAATGGATCTCAGATACTGGTGGTCAGCAGAGATTCTACTTTGCTAACAACAGTCATACATACCTCAAGACTGGTGATGCATTCTACTTTAGAAATGATAGTGATCAGACATTTGTTTCTTGGGATTCTGGTGGTAGAACACACTTCCATGAACCTGGCAACAATAGCACTCAGTCATCATACAGAATGCAAGTCACAGGTGACAATGGATTCAATATAAATGCATCTGAAAGTTTATCAGGTGGTCAGAAATCTACAGTTCTAAGAGCTGGTGGTGATAAATTATGGATAGATACTTACGGTGTATTCCAGAAAAATAGAAACACTGTTACCGAAAGTATCACAGTGGTAAATGGGGACAACTGTTCAAGTAATGGTCCTATTACAATTAACAATGGTATTACAGTTACCATCCAAAGTGGTGGTAATTGGACGATTGTATAATGTATAAATACATTTGAACGATTAACTTTTATTCAATAATAGAATGTCTACTCTTAATGTTACTGACGTAAACGCAGGAAAAGTTAATATTTCCTCTGGTGGTTTGAAACTGTCTTCCCATAATGGGTCAGGCAATTATCCATCATCTGAGACTGGTCTATTAATTTACGACAGTTCAGCGGGGGGAGTAAAATTATATAACGGTTCTGCATGGGACGATGTAGGTGGTGGAGAACTAGAATCTGGCACTAGATCTGCTAGACCTAGTGGTCCAGGTCCTTCAAATCTTAGATATAATTCACAAGACGGTCAGCACGAATATTACTTTAACAACCCATATTCAAATAAAAGTGAACAACTTTGGGTTCCTATGGGTGGAAGACAACTAGTTGCTTTTGAAGAAAGAAGCGATCAGTGGAGCAGCACAGATATTAAATGGGGTCCTGGTAACGGAAGTAGCACAGCTCAAGGTGGAATGTATCATTCATATGAAGTCGTTATGAATTTCTGGGAACCTAACGGTGGTAACGGTGAATATTATATTCGATTTATTGATGCTAACGGTAACGTTGATAGCAACGGTGGTAGATATTTCTACATGGTATCTGGATGGCATGCAAATGATGGTCGTCCTAGAGCAGGATCTGGAACTGGTGGTAGATCATACTTTGCAATTACTGCTCAGGATGGTAGTTATGAACTACAATCAAACGGTGAAGCATCATGGACTTCTCACATGTATATGAGTAACACACCTAACTCTAGTACTGCAAACTACTGGTCATACTGGATGTTCGGTGGTGGAGCAACTGAACAAAACGGTGGAGAGTATCGTGGTGGAGGAACTTGGAGGGGTGCTTCTCAGAAAAACGGTACAGGATATCCTCTTGGTGGAATCCGAGTATATAATAACACAGGTATGAGATCTGCAAGTCAGGGTTGCAACTTTGCTTGTGCAGTCTATGCTACAATGCCTTCTATCAGAGATTATCCTTTAGCAGGTAGTTACGTCAATTATTAATCATGTCAACACAGAATAACAAAGCACAGGGAATTTCAAAAACCCTAAGAACTGTAACTGACGCAGAAAAAATTCAGTTTTATCTTGGTCAGGGACATTCTCCATCCAATCATATTCATATAGATGCGAGTGGAGAAAGTAGAGAATGGACACAAGCAGAATGGGAAGACCATATTCTTGAGCATATGCCACATCCCGACATCTACAACGTAGACTTGTCTTATATTGGAAAGAGGCGAGAAGAGTATCCTGATGAGGTAGAGCAAATAGATGCTCTTTGGAAAATGGCAAAACATTTGAAAGCAAACGGAACTGATATAGGAACAGATGCACAAGCAATGCTTGACATCATAGAAGCTGCTAAGGTAAAATATCCAAAACCAGCTGCAACAAGTTAACTTAATTATTTTACAACATGGATTTATTTGTCACTCAGGTAAGTGACTTTGATGTACCTGATATTGATAGTGTTGGTATACCAATCATTGAACACGTATTAAATCAAGAGAAAGAAAATATCAAAGGAAAACAATATTCTATGCGAGGTAAAACGGGATTTCATTCTCGTGATGACTTAGCAGGAAGAGAAGAAGATTGGTCAAAAGCATTAAAAAACCTTTTACATGCTATGATACAAGAGCATGCAGCAAAAGAAGACAGAGCAATCCCTCCTGCAGAAATGTGTAGGATAATGTGTTGGGCAATGGTAATGAGAGATGGTGATCATTCATCATTCCATAACCACCCTTCCGCAATGTATAGTGGTGTGCTATACTTAAAAGTACCCGAATTAGATGAGGGAGAAGGTCAATTAGTTTTTGTAGATCCAAGACCACAAACTAGGGTTGGCAAATACTATGATCAAAATGTTTATAAAAGAATCACTCCTAAAAAAGGAGATGGTTACGTCTTCCCAAATTGGTTAGACCATTTTGTTGATCCGCATTATTCTGGTAGAGAAAGAATATCTCTATCATTTAACCTTGTCGATATGGGTTACTAAATAAATTATACTTATCATTTTAAACTATGGATGTTGAAGTAATGGTCAAAGAATTTACTGACCAATTAAAAGAACAGAAAGCAACAATCGTTGAACTGGAGAAACAACTTAGCACTCGTAAAGAGCAAACGTTAAGATTGGAAGGTGCAATTGAAGCACTCAATATGACACTCAAGAAACCAGAAGAAACAGATGCCACTGAAGAAGTCAAGTGAAAAAAGACAACAGGAGCATGTAACTTCTAGGCAGTTTCATATTAACTTTGATGGAACTGCAGAGACATGCCCATATAAAGTGGGAGAATTATATGATGGTAGAGAGATTATATCTATTGGATTTAACTCTCACTTGTATGGACACTCGTATCATTTAATTATAGAAAGAGATAAAACACACCTAAGAACTAAGTTTGTGTTTGATGAAAAACACGACTTAAAGTTTACAAAACCTGTAGAAAGAATGACAGCAGCTCCTAGCGAGGGTGAGATACAAAGACTATTAGCAAAAGCAACTGATACAACTTCGTAATTCAAAATTTACTTTTTGATTCCAAATATCCCAAAAAAATTTTTTGGGTATTTTTTTGTGTATAGGATTTGGACTAAATAGATCTGAAGGACTTATTGTACCATAGGATGAAGAAGGTAATAGTAAGGATCAGTGATAACTATAGTATAGATTCTGCAACCACAGAAATCTTGAAACTATACAGTTACCTGTCTTTTAAAGAAGCATTTAGATCATTTCAAATAGTTACTTTTGAATGCCCTACAGCATATCAGAGTAATGTGCTTAGTCAATTAACTGCATTGAATGTAGTTAAACGTGCTACATTTGATAAAGAAGTATATAAAGCATTACCTTTTGTAGAAGATGAAGTTTTGGCAGTGGAGACTTCTGGGACTGCTGAGTATAATTCTGGCGTAGAAGGACAAGCAACAGAGGGAACTAGAGCATTAACAACCACTGGTTCTGGTACAATATATGTAAAAGTTCAAAATATTAGTGGTAACAACTACTATGTGTTTTCACAAACGCAAGGTGGAACTTATCAAAGGTTTAGTAATCAATCTGGGTTTCTACAAGGTGGAACATATACCTTTGATCAGAGTGATTCAACAAACGCTAGTCATCCTTTTAGATTTTCCTTAACACAAGATGGAACTCATACAACAGGAGGAACAGAATTAACCGCAGGAGTTAGTGTTACAGGAACACCTGGCACAGATGGTCAGACAGTATTGACTGTTGGTGCAAGCACACCATCTATACTATATTATTATTGTACTGCTCATCCTAAGATGGGAATCTGGACTAACGCAGGAACTAATGCTACCAGTTATAGGTTTGGAACTGTAAGTATTCATGATTACTGGCATCTAGATAGAATTACAAAACAAGATAGACAATATTTAAACACACAATTTAGTCAAACAACAAACGCAGATGGAGATGGTGTAGACCTTTACGTCATTGATACTGGTGTTCGCGGTGCAAGTAGACCAACAGGTAACAACGCAGCACTGCATCCTGAGTTATATGATCCAGATTTTACGACTGATCTTAACGGTACTGCTGAACAACAAAACTACAGAGTATATCAGATGTCGCATTATGCGGGTTCTTATGGAAGTAATAACGAAGATGACAATGGACATGGAACTCAGTGTGCAATATTAGCAGCTGGTAGAACAGCTGGAATAGGAAGACAGTCTAAAATATATGCAGCTAAAGCACTTAGTTCATCTAATGGTGGAAGTTATAGTGCAATATTATCAGCATATCAAGCAGTCATAGATCATAACGATAGCACAGATGCTAACTACAAAGGAAATAATCGTCCAGCTGTTATCAACTCATCTTTCGGACCTAGCATTCCCTCATATAACTCACCTAATATTGAGTTAAATGACAGTGGTAGTGATAGTCCTGCTGACGAAGAAATACTAGATGATATAGAAGGAACTATAGCGAGTCAAAAAAATCTTATTATTGTTAGAGCTGCGGGTAACGGATTTGAAGATTCAAGCGGAGTTGGATCAGGATCTTTACAAACTAAAACTGTAGCGGGTGCAAGAACAGCAGGATATGCAGATAATACTAATGGTGGTATCAATAATGTAGATACAAACCAAAATAAAATTACAGTAGGTGCTACTGAATATAACGATAGATGGGCACACTTTTCCAACTACGGATCAGGTTGCACCACAGTCGCACCTGGCAAAAGAGTTTTGTGTCCAAAGTATGATTGGACTGCTAATACTCCTTATACAAGCACAGGAAATTTTGAACACATAAATGGAACTTCATTCTCAGGACCTATTGTAGCTGGTATTATGTTGGCATGGTGTAGTAAGAATGGTTATTCATTAACTACAAATAACTTACCTGGTCTAGCAAAAACATTTGCAAGAACTACAGGATCAACTGGTGATATTAGAACAGGAACCCATGGCAACTATCCTACTAACAGTATGGTAGATAAGAAACTTATAGACAATCCATATGTTACTTCAGCAACATCCGCTTTCTTAGTGGTTAAATTTAATCCAGCTGACTCATCTCATTTCCTAGGAAATGTAGGTAAACAATGCCAACTTAGAACAACAGGATCTACAGCAGGAGCAGCACAATCTTCACCAACAACTTACAATGTAACGACAACTGCACCTTCATCTAGTTTTTACAATCTTAGTGGAACAGATAGAAATGGTTCTGTTAGTGGTAATAATGCAGGAGTAGGTTTATATGTTGGAGATACAATTAATTTTAATCTCAGTGGGGTTTCTAGTATTCACCCATTCTATATCAGAGTATCAAGTGGCGGTTCAAACGTAAGCACACCAGCTGCAACTGGTCAAGGTAGTAGTGGTAATAACACCGTATCTTGGACACCAAATACAGCAGGAACATATTACTATCAGTGTGGTGTGCATGGTGGTATGATTGGAACTATTACAGTATCAAATGCACCTAGTGGTAGTGGTGGTGTTATTGTTGGTGGTATAAACGTATCTCAATTATCACAATCTGGATGGTTGACAATACAAGCAGAAAGTGCAGTTGATAATAGTATTACATTACAAGCACCTAACACTGCTACTGCAGGTACAACTGGTGGTGGATCAAATAATTATCTGGCACTTATAGACAGTGCTAGTTTGACCCATGAAAGTATTGATGGTGTGGTATCTACAGGAATATCATTGACATCTCAAACAGATACACAGGAAGCAGCTAACCAGAGTTCACCTGTCGTTTACTATCCAGTAGATACTGGTGTTGATTTTGATTATGCAGGAACTGGTGCAACTTTGACTACAGCACGTGGAATGTTCTATCCATATATTGATACAAGCGTAACATGGACAACTTCTTCTGGAGATTTTGGAACCTATGCTAATGGTGCTAGTGTTAATATTGACCTTGGTTTATCAGGACAAACATTTGCATCCGAACCAACCTTTGAAGCATACACTTTAAGTGGAGATGCTATCGGTGCATCTGGTTTAACATTCAATACTGCAACTGGAAATTTATCTGGAACAGTTACATCTGATTATCTTGACACAACATTTAACTTTACTGTTACTGAAAATGTAACTCAAAACGCAAGAGCATATTCATTTACAACAACTGGAACTGGTGTTCTAATTACTATTACAGGACAACCATCAAGCGGTAGTATAGAAGCAGGATCTGGTGGAACAGTTTCCTTCGGACCTGTATCAGGTATCAGTTCTGACGGATCTACAATTCTATTCCAATGGGAGTTCTCAGTTAATGGTGGTGTAGGTTGGGCAACAGTATCTAATGGTGGTGGATATAGTGGAGCAACTACAAATACATTAGTTGTAGATGATGACTATGCTAAAAACACATTTCAGTATCGTTGTAAATTAGAGACTAGTACTTCTGTTGCACCTGGTTATACAAATGCAGTAACACTTACAGTATTCAGAGTTATTAGTGTAACCACACAACCAGTCAACTCTCAACCTATCGCTCCTGCTACAGGATCATTTACTGCAATCGGTTCTACTTTAGATGGTGCCACTATTTCATATCAATGGGAAAAATCTGAGAATGGTGATGGTACAACCTACAGCACTTTAAGTGGTGCTAACACTACAATTTACACAACTGCAGCTACAACTTACGATGATGATTACGGTGACTACTACCGATGCAGACTAAATGCAACAGGTGCGAGTGAGGTCATTAGTAGTGCAGGAAGATTATTTGTCCAGAGAACTATAAACATTACATCACAACCAACAAATATAACTGGTGCTGTTGGTGGAACAGTATCCTTTGGGGTTGCTGCTACTACATCTGATTCTGATCCTGGCGACATCACATTCCAGTGGCAAGTATCAATAACTTCTGGTGCTTCATGGTCTAATGTATCTGAAGGAACTGGTGGAACTACAGCTACATATACAACTCCTACATTAACTACAGCGTATGATACTTATCAATACCGTTGTTTATTATCGGCAGCTGGAGCAACCACTACACCATCAAATGCTGCTACTTTACAAGTAGAGACAGTAGCAGTTGTTGTATCATCTCAACCATCTGCTGCAACAGTTGATGAGGGACAAACTGCAACATTTACCACACTGGGTGGAGTAACAATGTCACCTTTTGGTGGTAACGCTGCTTCATCTTCATTTGAAGTTGATCAGTTTGATACACCAACTGGAGGTGGTGGCGGTGGTTTTGAGGGACAATCTCAACATGAACCTAGTGTTACATATCAGTGGGAGAAATCAGATAATGGTGGTGGTAGTTGGAATCCTATCAGTGCTGCAACTAGTCCATCATATACCACAGGACTCACAACATATGCCGATGATCATGATGATCAATATCGTTGTGTAATCTCTGCTGTTGGTGCACCGTCTGATGCAACAACAAATGCAGTCACATTGACAGTTCAAAGAACATTCTCTATTAATGTTCAACCAGTAAACTCAACTGCAAATGAAGGTGCTACTACAAGTTTCACAGTAGGCACAACTACAAGTAGTGGAACAGCAACATATCAATGGGAAAGATCTGATGACGGTGGTGCAAACTACAGTCCTATAGGTGGTGCAACCAATGCAACATACACGACACCAACTCTAGTATTTGCTAATGATAATGCAGATCGTTACAGAGCAGTCGCTTCTCTCGTAGGTGCTGCAGCAAGTATCACTTCAACACATGGAGAATTAACAGTTTTACGTGTCATATCAATATCAACACAACCAAATTCTACTGCTGTTATTGAGGGTGGAACAGCAACCTTTACTATTGTTGCTTCCATAACAAGTGATATCATAACCTATCAATGGCAGATATCTACTGATGGTGCTCTCAACTGGAGTAATATAAACAGTGCGAATGGAACTTCATACACCACACCCAATACTGTATTCCCAACGACACCTTCAGAACAGTTCCGTTGTGTATTAACAAATGCTAATGCAACTACGTTAACATCTAATGCAGCAACACTGACCGTTAATGAATCAGAATTTACATCAGGTCCTGCAAGTGTTACCCCAGTTGTTGATCCAGATACAAATAGAACATTTTCTAGACAACCAATTATCAACACTGCAGCATTTGTTGTTGAGTATCAGAACCAGACACACTTCTCTAGTTTCTGGAGAATTAGAAGAGTCGTAGATAACGTGACAGTGTATGATACTACTCAGTCATTTGCAAGTGGTGATACTGGTAATTTAACTTCATTAACTGTTCCATCTGCAACACTAGACTTTGATACTGCATATTCTGTGCAAGTTAAGTTCAGAGATAATAATGGATTAGAAAGTGCTTACTCTTCTGCAGTCAACTTTACAACACCTTTAGTTGATCAACCAGAAATACAAACTATTGTTCCTGCATTTAATCCAACAATCAATGTTGACGCTATTGCAATGAAAGCAGGGTATCAACATACATCTAGTGATTGGCAGTTTTCTCCTGCAAATACATTTGGAACTATTGTACACCAATCTCTTGGTAACTCAACAAACTTAAATTCTTACACATTGCCAGGTGCTGTAAATTTAGCATCTGATACTACATACTATGTAAGAATTAGATTTAATATTAATCCTACCTAACATGGCAACTCCATCAAGCAGACAGGGACTTATAGATTATGCACTACGTCAAAACGGTGCACCAGTCCTAGAAATAAACATAGAGGATGATCAGATTAGTGATCTAGTGGATGATGCTATCCAGTTTTATAATGAGAGACACATGGATGGTTATATTAGAACCCATCTAAAAGTTAAGTATAGTCAGTTAATGTTGGATGCTATGACAACAGATACTGATACTACTGTTGCTTCTGGAACATCTAATAATCAAACTCTTACATTTAAAGAACAGAACAACTATATCAAAATGCCACCATACGTGACAACTGTGGTTAAGGTATTTGATTTTGTATCTAAGAATGTCACAAACTTATTTGACGTTAGGTATCAGTGGAGATTGAATGACCTCTGGGATCTTACACAGACAGAGATTCTTACATATGAAATGGTCAATAGAAGATTAGAAGATATCTACTATCTGTTAGAAGGACAGAAACAGATTAGATATCAGATGCGTGGTGATAGATTATATCTTGATTTAGATTTTAAGACCGACGTTCCTGCAGATCAGTTCTTAGTTTTAGAATGTTATCGTGCAGTTGATCCCAATTCATTTACGGATGTATATAATGACATCTGGTTAAAGAGATATGTAACTGCATTAATTCAAAGACAGTGGGGTGCTAACTTAATCAAGTTCCAAGGAGCACAGTTGCCAGGTGGAATTACAATGAATGGTGAGTTTATATACAACGAAGGTAAAGAGAAAGTAGCAAAGTTAGAAGAAGAGATGTTATCACAGTATGAGACACCACCACTAGACATGATTGGATAATGGCAAGAACCACTTACTTCACACATGGCACTAGGAACGAACAGTTTCTATTGCAGAACTTAGTAGAAGAACATCTCAAAATGTTTGGGATGGATGTTCTATACTGCCCTAGAGAGATCATGCAAAAGGACGGTGTGTTCAATGAAGAAGTGATTGGTGAGTTTAATGATGCATATTTAATAGAAGCATACATGGAAAACTTTGATGGTTTCCAAGGTGGTGGAGATCTATTAACAAAGTTTGGTGTAGCACAGACTGATGAGATAACTATGGTTATATCTCAGCAAAGATTCTCGGATCTTATATCACAATTCCTTCTACTTGATAAAGATTATCAAGCACCAGAAAGACCACAAGAAGGAGATCTGATATACCTTCCATTAACAAGTAATTACTTTGAAATAAAATTTGTAGAGCATGAAGAACCATTCTACCAATTAGGAAAAGGTTATGTATATAAATTAAAAGCTGAACTATTTGAATACAGTGATGAGAAAGGAGATCTATTTGATGGTGATGAAGGTCTTGTCGATTATGGTTACACTGTCAAACATTACTATCTTACCACAAATGGAGTTACAGCAACTGGAACTCCTGTATTAGATGGTGGTGCAATTAGCAATATATTCATTAGTGACAATGGTAGCAAATATAATGAAACTCCTGCTATCACTATCACGGGAGATGGAACGGGTGCAACTGCAGAAGCATTTATGGTTAATATAACTATAAGTGGTGGATCACCAACCGCATCTGCTGTCATTAGAGGAACAGTCAAAGAAGGACAAATTAGAGATGTTATTATAAGAAGTGGTGGTGCAAACTATGATGAAGATAGAGCAACTCTAGTTGTATCAGCACCTGACAGTGGTGGCATAGCAGCAACATTAGTTCCTACTTTTACCAATGGAACATTGACTGCTATTAATATTTTGTCTGGTGGAACAGGTTATAAGAGTGTAAAACTTATAGATATTACTAACGCGGGTAGCGGATATACATCTGCATCTGCATCGTTTACTGCTGCTCCTACGGGAATTACAGGTGCCTTCACAGTTCCAGAAACTGTTACTGGTAGCACAACTGGAACAACTGCAAACCTAGTTGAATGGGATGCAAAAGAAGGATTTGTAAAACTTAAAACACCTACTGGCTCATTTGCTATTGGTGAATTAATTGTAGGATCCGAGTCTGGAGCACAGATAGTTTTGGATAATAGGAATGAGCAAGCAACTGCTGACCCTAAATATTCAGAGAGCGTAACCTTTGAAAGTTTAGGTGACGACATTATTGACTTCAGCGAAGGCAACCCATTTGGAATGGTTTAAAAAATTATGTTAGGATCATACACGTATAATAAAATTCTTAGAAAGTGTGTCATTGGATTTGGTACACTTTTTAATAATATAGAATGTAGGAAAGAGAATAAAGACGGATCAATTTATAGTAGGATGAAAGTGCCTTTGGCATACGGTCCTAGACAGAAATTTTTAGCAAGACTAGAACAACAAGCAGATCTAAACCAAAAGGTTGCGATTACCGTTCCCCGTTTGTCTTTTGAGATGACAGGAATATCATATGATAGTTCGAGAAAACTTGCACCAACAACATTAACACTTAAAGCAAATACAAATAACGCAGTCAAGAAACAATTTACACCTGTCCCTTATAATATTGATTTTGAATTAAATATAATATCTAAAACAAACGACGAAGCATTAGAGATAACAGAACAGATAGTTCCTATATTTCAACCCTCATATCAAATGACTATCAAGTTGGTTGATGATATGGCAGACTTTAGAGATGTTCCTATTATATTGAATAGTATTAATTATAGTGATGATTACGAAGGATCTTTTGATGAGAAAAAAATTACCTTGATTACAATGTCGTTTACAGTCAAGGCATACATCTTCGGACCTGTAGGATCTGCAGCACCAATCAAGAAAGCAAAAGTCGATATGTATACCGATATGAAAGACGTTGCTACTACAAGACAAGTTGCTTATCAGGTTCAACCAAAAGCACTTACCGACAAAGATCAAGATGGAACTACAGAACTTACACAAGCAATTAATTCAAGAAATCTTACTATAGAAGTTCTTGATTATACTAACATACCAACTCAATCATACATTGAGATTGGTAATGAAGTCTTGTATGTCAAGAGTAAAACATCTCCAAATAAATTGTCAGTGCGTAGAGCACAAAATGGAACAAAGGCAGCTGCTGCAACTGCAGGAACACCAATTGATCTCATAGATGTTAATGACGATAATTTATTAACAGGTGGTGACGACTTTGGATTCAGCGAAACGGTATCTTATTATGAGTAAAGAAGACATGTCAGGTTTAGATGATACCTTTAATACTGATGCTGCAAAAACAGAAGTTATCCCAAAGACTAACAAACTGCATCTAAAAAAAGATGGAGGTGATGATGTAATTAAGGACTATGAGTATGCTAGAGGCAACTTATATTCTTTAATTGACAAAGGACAAGAAGCAGTCAATGGTGCACTTGACCTTGCAATGTCATCTGATCATCCACGTGCATATGAAGTTGCAGGACAACTTATCAAACATGTAGGTGATGTTGCTGACAAACTTATGGCACTACAGAAAGACAAAAAGAATGTCAAAGAAGAGAGTGTCAAGACACAAGTAACTAACAATTCTTTGTTTGTTGGTAGCACTGCTGACCTACAAAAGATGCTTAAACAAGCAAGCAAGAAAAAGGATAAATAAGTTTATGGCATACAAAAGACACGACAAAGATAATAACGAAGTCAGTCCTCAACCAGGCAGCACTACGGTTAATCAATTCTCAGGAAATGAGGGTTGGAGTACAGTCACATATAAAAATTTTAATGCTGACTTCCAAGCTCGTAACGCAGACAGAAGCACTAGAACACCTGGCACATATCAGGCAAGAAAATCTGATAACAGCACTAGAACTCCTGCAGCATATCAGCGTCACGATAAAGATAACAACGCGGTGACTGGATAATGGCAACACGCATACCTACAATGTATGGAAGATATTATGTTATCTCTTTTATATGGAGAGGTAGGCAAATGACTTTCACAGTATACAGAGCAAG